CTACTTTAGAGTTTTCCATGTTCTGCTTATTTTCCGCCATAATTTATCTCCTTTAATTTAAGAAATTTTAACAGAATAAATCAATCTTTACTCTGCTTTTGTTGTTGTTTGAGTTTTTCTTCTTTTTTCATTACATCAAACTCATTTTTTAGCATACTTCTAAGCATCTTTTGTTGTGCTTGAGTATCTAAAATTTCTTTGTCAACTACTTTAGAACCAACATTTATTTTATCTTTTATGCCAGCTTGTACTAATTGACGTTCAAGAGTTTCTATTGTACCTTCTTTATCTTTCATAGATTCTTCCATTTGAGATAATTGCCCTTGCAATTGAGAGTACAATGATTTTCTTTTTATAATATTTTCTTTTCCTCTAATATCTGTTTCTGAAAGCATAGCTATATCATCAATTAAACCAGCTTGAAACCATTTAAAATATTCTTCTATTAATGCCCATCTATTAATAGGCATAGTTGAGCCTGCTACCATTCTTACATCAAATTTAGCAGTTCCATATTCTTTATATTTTTCTATTGCTCTTCCAAAATCATTATAAATTGGTACGTTAATTTCTACTGCTTTTTCTTCATCTAGATTATTAGGGTTAACAATTCTAAAAACTTTATGAGCAGTATAAGTATCTTGTGCTATTTGAGTAAATACTTTTCCTAATTGTTCTAAAGCAGGTTCTACAATTGATTGCATCCAAGCTTTAATACGTCTAGTTCCAAATTCATCTAAAGCTAACATCCCTCTATAAGTGTCATGTTGCCCTTGTTGTGCTCCTTGCATAGCAGGAGAAATACCACTTAAATATTCTAAATCATTTTTTCCTTGTTCAGTAATTGAATAAAATGCATTATTTAAAGGAAGAGGTTGAACAGGAGTTGGCGTTGCAAATCCTTGTCTATATTTTAATAAAGCGCCAGGCGAAGATGAATATTTTTCCCACTCTTCTTCAGGTACAGAACCTTCTTCATACATCCATCTAAGATTAGAAGCTAGATTTGCATTATGTAACATTATTTGATGAGCTTTATTAATTTCTTGTTGTTTTCCTGTCAAAGGAGAAACTGCACTCATTGGATAAACGCTTCCTGTATTCATGTATTGTATTGGGACTATAGGATACTCAGTAATAGGCAGTTCATATTCGTATAACAAAGCATCTCCTGCAACACATTTTATCATTACTCTAGTTTCCCAAAAAGGAACTGCTTCCTCTACTAACACAGAAAAATCATCATTTTTCATTAATTCGTCAAAAGCATCTTTTCTATAAGTTTCATTTTTAACTGCAGTAGCTTCAGTAACATATTTTTCAGTTAATGATATTTCAGCTTGTTGTAATTGTTGTTGGATACCTTCTTGAGCTTTTTTCATTTCAAGCTCCATTCTTTCAGGTATCATTTCTTCAGCTTCAACAGCTTGTTGCATTTTCATTTGTTGTTCAGCCATTTGAACAGACATTTCTTCTGCCATTCTTTCAAGCTCTATTTGAACTTGTTGTTGAATTTGATTCATTTGTTCTTTTGTAGGCAATTTTTTAATAAATACATTCATGAATTGAAATTTCTTTTTCATGTAGCATTCATAAAAGTCAATCATTTCATCTTGAGAGCCATCTTCTTTATATCCTTCAAATCCAATATCTTCTTGTGTAATAAAAGGAGCACTTTCTAAATCTCTAGAAGAAAACTCTCTTAAAGATGCATTTGAACTAGATTTTGTAATTTGACTAGAAAAAGCAGGCAATAAACCTTTTAATTGATTTTTAGCCATTATTTTTCTAACAATAACATAAGAAGCGTCTCTAAAAAATAAATCTTTTGCCATAGGGTCTACATAGACATCAAATGGGTCGATTTGCTTAAACACGACCTCGCCCATACCTTTATCGGCATCAGCATCAACGTCAACATGGAAATACCCAACTCCTCTAACGAGAGAGTCTTGTATTACATTTGAAAGTAGACCTCTGCCATTAGAATGATACCAACAATAATCTACTATTTCAGAATGCACAGCAGCTACATCAGCATCAGAGCCTTCTGCTCCAACTGCTTGCCATCTTGGATTACCTGAAGTAACAAAATATTTCATTGTTTCAATTACAGGTGTAATTCTGTTAATAACAAAACTAGGCATACCTGATTCTTCAAGTGCTCGTTTTTGTTTTTTTGATATTTGCTCTCCTAAAAAAAAGTCATGGCATTTAGTCATTAAATATTGCCATTTATGACGATGAGCATTATCAGCTTTATCAAATAATTGTTTTACTTCTTCAGCTTTTTTCTTTTTTGTTTTTCTAGCCATTAGTCTCTCAATTCAAAATGAACTAAATCATCAAATCTATTATCTTTTACTTTTGTATCCATATTCCAGTCTCCACCCCATCTTATAGTAATTCCCATACTTTTTGCTATACCTACAACATAGCCTGCAAAATAAGTCATTCTTTCTCTGTCTTCCCAATCAATCGGATAAGGAATAACGTCAACCGCAACCGAAGGAAGAGAATTATGTTTCCCTTTCGGAAATTTAAGTTTACTATTCCCTTTTTTGAATGCTTCATTTTGCTTTTCTTTGCCACGATGCCCCTCAATGACTGTGCAGTCGAATCCTTTAACAACTTTTTTAAATATTTTCTGTAATCTTTCATCGCAAGTGTCTAATTTACTTTTACTTTTTGTACTAAATCTAGGCATACTATTCTCCTTATCTTTTATACCACGGAATTGATTCAAATTCTTTAACTGATTTTTCGACTTGTTCCCAAGTTTCTTTTTCAATTTCATCTTTATCGTATTCTTTCCACCATTTAATTGCTTTATCAGTTTTGCCATCTTCTTTATACATTCCATCCACAGGATTCCAATCATTAATTTCCCTGTCACTTAAACCTTCTAATTCTTTTCTATATTTATTTACTTGAATTTGAAATTTTTCTATATTTTTATTAGTTTTTCCATTTGGCATTTCTATAGC